GGAAGTCGGCCTGGTGGCCAATATTTACATCGAGTACATCCGCAAGTAACGCCTTTAGAGAGGGGAGGGGGGATCCCTTCCCTCTCTAACTTTTAGGAGGGATTCCATGAGAGGCACATATAAATATCATTTCCCCAATTTTTGGGAGGGAACGTTCTACCAGACGGGGTCAACGGTCGATTCTGAGATCATCGGGGATCTGACGTTCCGGCGCTGGGTGCGGAATGGGATGGTCGAGCCGGATCCGGTGCAGCCGCAGACAATCGGCAAAAAGCAGCAGCAGGAGCCTAAGAAGCCCAAAAGTCTCAAGGCGATGACGCTAGCAGAATTGGAACTGCTGGCGGCTGAGCGCCAGATCGATTTAGGCGAGGCGCAGACCAAGGGCGAGAAATTAGAAGCCATCGAGGCGTTTATTGCCGCCAAAGAGGCGGATGAGGCAGCCAAAGCTGCAGCTGCTGCGGAAAGCGGCGGGGCAGATGGAGCCGCAGCCGGAGCCGCAGATGGAGCCGCAGCCGGAGCCGAGGGTGGCAGCGAAAATTAACCGGCGGGAGGGGTAATATATGGCAGTTTTAACGGTGCAGGTGGTTGGACGGGCGGGGAAAGAGCCTGTATTGACAGCCGCCGCAGTGGGTGGGGATACGTTCCCGCTGATTGATGGCCGGGAATGGCTGGAGGTCAATAACGCCAGTGCCTCAGCTGTCACAGTCACGATCAAATCTAAGATGAAATGCGATCAGGGATTCGATCACGATCTAGTGATCAGTGTCCCGGCCAGCAAAAAGCGCTCGATCAGTGGATTCCTGCCGATCAGTCGCTTCAGGAACGCCACCGGCAATATAGAGATTACCTATTCTGCTGTGGCCAGTGTCACGGTTGGCGCGTTTCGGGCTGACGGCGTTTAGGCGGTGAGTTAGATGGCATACGCGACACAGGCGCAGCTGGCGGAATATCTGGGAGTAGCAGAGGACACATTGCCGGACAATGCCGCGACACTGCTGCAGCGGGCCAGCGAATTGCTTGACTATTACACGGCAGGCAATTACGATGCCGCCAATACGGCACACGTAGCTGCGATGCAGCGGGCGGCCTGTCAGCAGGTGGAAATGTGGATCGAGCAGGGCGGAGACAGCGAGGATGTGATCGGATCCGTGCAGGGGTACAGCATCGGATCCGTGTCCGTTACGCGCGGGCAAGGGACACCGGCCCCAGTGCTGGCACCGAGAGCCAGAAGGACGCTGCTGTCGCTGGGCCTGCTATATGCGGGGGTGACGGCGCGATGAAGATGCCGCGATGGATGGCCACGGATCGCGTGTCTCTGCAGGTTTACCAGGGGAATACAGCAGTCGGCCCAGTGTACGATGCGCCGGTCGACCAGATTCCGGCCAGAGTGGAGATCCGGCAGAAAGTGATACAGCGCCCAGACAAAACCGAAGTTTTGTCGCAAGGCATCGCGTATATCCTGCCGGGGCAGGCGGTTACGGAGCAGTCCCTGCTGACGTTTGGCGGTAAAACGTATAAGGTGATCGAGTTGCGGCCCGTCCGAAACTTGCGCGAGCTATCACACTACGAGGCGGAATTGGGCGATGGCTAATCGCAGCAGCGTACGGGCCAAGATCACACTCAGCCGGGACGCTAAACAGATTTATGCAGCCGGGGCGCGAGGGCTGCGGATGGCCGGGGAATTCGTCTTGGAGGAGGCTAATCGGATCGTGCCGCACGACACCGGCATGCTGCAGGATAGTGGTGCAGTGGACATGGATGAGCAGAATCTGCAGGGTACAGTCTACTATGATACGCCATACGCGGCCCGGCTGCATGAGCATCCGGAATACAATTTCCAGCATGGGCGCAAGGGTAAATGGCTGGAAAACACCAACAAAGAAAAAGGACCGGAGACCATAGAGATCGTAGCTGACCAGCTGCGGAAGGAGACGGCAGGATGATGACACTGATCGAACAGGTGGCGCTATACCTGCACGGCAAAGGGATCGGAGTGTATGATCCGAACGTGCCAGGTGTCTCCTCTATCTTTTTGGGGGCATATCCGGATGCGCCAGACACGCTGATCTGGATCAATGGCCGGGGCGGCTATCCGGCAGGATCCATAGCGCTGGACAGTCTCAGCATCCAGATCCTCAACAGAGGCACAGCGGATGCCAGGGACGCTGACGCGATGGCCAAGCGCATATATGATGCGCTGCACGGATTCCATGGGGCGGAATTGGTGCCAGGCGGAGATTGGATCTCCTCCATCGTGGGGCTGGGGTATGGCAGCATCGGCGCAGATGCCAAAGGGCGTATTGAGTACAGCCAGAATTTTATTGTTGCGGTCGAAAACATGACCGGAGAGCATCGGAGGTGGCAAGGTTGAATCTTAACATCAAGGCTTTTAAACTGGAGAACAGCCCGGAGCCGCTGGAATTGAAGGTCAAGGTCAACGGCGATCCCGTAAAATGTTACGGGGTCAGCGTGGAGGCCCGGCCCGGAGAATTGCCGCAGGCAGTCCTGCAGCCGGATGTCCACATCGTAGACTTTGATGGCGAGGCGGCCATAGCAATTCAGATCGGAGATCGCCGGTACAAATTATTAGATGAGGCACCGGCGAAAAAGTCCGCAGCGAAAGGGGATGACAAATAATGGCGATCAAAAAAGGCATACTGGTGCGCGATTGGCACCTATTTATCGACACAGCCAATAATGTGGCCGCGCCGGTATGGACCGAGATTAAGGGCCGGACGCTGATGCGGCTGGGATTTTCCGCCAAAGAGGTGGATACCACCACGCAGGATGATGGCGGCCACGAAACACATGTAATCAGCCGCCGTGGAAAGTCGGTTTCGTGGGAAGGGCAGTATATGATCGATCCGGCAGCAGGCACCAGGGATCCGGGACAGGCTGCAGTCGAGGCGCTGGGCAATCAGATCGGCGATGCCTCCATCGGGCATTTCCAGATAAAGGGGCCGAATAACGCCGTCATTAAAACATTCTTAGCATCCGTGCAGCTGGGCGATCAGTTGGGCAACGACGATGAGGCCGCCGCGTTTGCGTTTAACCTCAAATTCTCCGGCGATTTCCTCAGTTAATAGGAGCGATTCAGACTAGGAGCGGAGAGGCGGGGAACCTCTCCGCTTAAATAAATGGAGGGCGAAAACGATGACAGATAAAGTCAACAGGCATATTAATTTCGACCAGATGTGGGCCGAGGAGGCAGAGCAGGAGCCGATCCTGATTACGGTGCTGGGTGAGCAGATCGAACTGCCGCCGACATTACCGGCATCAATTCCATTGAAATTGATCGAGCTGCAGGAAAAGCATGGAGAAAAGATCCCGGTATTCCAATACATGAGCCTGGCTGCGCTGCTTTTCGGTAAGGACACGCTGGATCGTCTGGCGGCCAAGCGCGATGCCAACGGGCGGATCATGCTGACATCTAAGCGGCTGGGGGATCTGATTAAAGAGACTTTCAGACTGTACAATCCGACATTTGAGCAGGAGGATGGACAGCCAAAAAACGCCTAAAAGGTCAGGGGCAGGATCTCCTGACCGATTGGCATTTGATCGAGGCTGATTTCTTGCGGGAATACGGCATTGATCTACCAAGGGCGCTATTTCCAGCGATTCCGGAGGGCCTGTCCGAACGGGATCGAATCTGGCATCGGGCGCGAACGGCGCTGTCATGGCGCAGGTTTCAGGCGCTGATCGAGGGGCTTAGCCCGGATTCAATGCTACGGCTGCACCAGAGCAGGCGCAACAGGGATAAGGGCGGACAGCCGATTCTGGAGGGCGATGCCGGGGTCGCGGCGGCCAGATCATTATGGGGCATTTAGGAGGGCGGCAGAATGGCGTTAAAAGTCGGCGAGTTGTTTATGACGCTAGGGCTTGATAAATCGGACTTTGATCGCAAGGCTGGCGATGCAACGAGATACAGTAACCAGCTGGCCGTGGCGCTGGCAGCCGCTGCCGCTGCTGCCGGGGCCGCAGGGATCGCGATGATCAAGTCAGCGGCCAACATGGAGCAAAACACTATCGCATTCAAAAATATGCTGGGATCGGGCGAAGCGGCCACCCGGATGCTGGAGGAGCTGGAGCAGTTTGCTGCTCATACGCCGTTTGAGTTTCCTGGGCTGGTGGATGCCAGCCGGAAACTGCTGGCATTTGGATTCGCGGCGGAGGAAATTCTGCCCATGATGACGGCGATGGGCGATGCCGTAGCCGGACTAGGCGGCGGCGCGTTTGAGATCGACCGGATCACCAGGGCACTGGGGCAGATGCAGGCCAAGGGGAAAATCGCTTCGCAGGAAATGATGCAGCTAACCGAACTGGGGATCCCGGCGTGGCAGATGCTGGCTGATTCCATCGGGGTGTCGATCCCGGAGGCCATGGATCTAGTAGAACGCCGGATGATCGACGCTGAGACGGGAATCGCGGCAATCCTGCAGGGCATGACGGAAAAATTTGGCGGCCAGATGGCCGACCAATCCACCACGATCAACGGCCTATGGAGCAACCTAATGGACAACATCGGGATGACAGGCCGGGCGGTCGGCGATGAGCTGATCGAGGCGTTTAACCTGCGGGACGTGCTGCAGGGGGCCATCGAAGCAGTTGCCTGGCTGGGCGAAACAATTCGGGAATATGGCCTGGTGGGAGCGTTTGATCGCATTTTTTCGCCGGAGGCCAAAACGGCTATCGTAGTAATCGCCGGGGCGATTGCGGGAGCGCTGATCCCGTCTCTCATAGCGCTGGCCGGGACGATTGCCGGGGTGATCGCGTCCCTGGGGCCGTGGGCGCTGGCCGGGGCGGCCATCGTGGGGCTGATCTATGCGATCACTAATCATATTAAATCGATGCGGGAGCAGGCCGAACTAGGGAAATTGTCTCTCAACGAATTATTGATGTTGGAAGACAAATACGATGCCAAACGCATTAAACAGGATACTTTAGCAGACGTCGAACGTGATAGGAACGATATGATTAGGGGGCAGCGCGTCACAGAGCAGCGCCAAGGCAAATATCGCAGCGATGCGGAGATTACCGCCGATTTGATGCAGAATAAGCAGTTTGCCTCTTTGACCGAAAAAGCTGCCAAGCTGAAAAGTGAAATTGCATCGCTATCACAAATGATCCGGGCGGAGGCCCAGCAGGAACAGATCGATGCCAATGCCAAGGCTGAAAATGCAGCGGCCACCAACACACTGGATGATTTCACGGCAAAAATGAATCAGACGCTGGCCGAATTCCAGGCGCAAAACATCGCGGCAGCTGGGGCCACCAAAGGCACAGGAGATGCGGCAAAGGATGCGATCCCGCAAATAGAGGGATATAGCGCCAAACTAACATCGGCACAGGAGGCACTGGTCGATTTTTACGGTGGATTGCTAAAAGTCCAGCAGACTGAGGCGCTGATGGGCGCGGAGTATGACGATCAGGCCGCCAAAATCGGCCTGTACCGGGATGCCATTCTGGCACTGGAGGCCAGCGGAGAGGATTATTCCGTCATTGTCGCGGCACTCAAGATTGAACTGCAAAACATGCTGCAAGCTCAGCAGGACGCGATTAATATAGCGCAGATCGAGGCGGACGCACAAAAGCAGCTGGAACAGACACTGCAGGACGTTACGGCGGCCCGAAAGGCGGAGCAGGATGCCATTATTGCCGGGGTGGAAAACTCCCTGGATGGCCTGCAGGCGCTGCAGGATGGGCAGGCGTATCTGGATGAGATGTTGCACGATGCTGAACCGGCGTGGAAACGCTTCGCGTCAAACCTGCGTGACGTGGCCGAAACGATAATCGACAAGGATCTGGCACGACAGATCGAGGCGCTGGCGGATCAGATCGAGGCTGCCGGGCAGGCTGCAGACGATTCATCCAATTCACAGGCTAAACTGCTGACGGGGATCGAGGGAATCCAGGAGATCGTCCCTGCGGTCAGCGACATCCTGCAGGAGCTGGGCGGGATCATGAGCGACGAGCTGCCGGGACAAATCCAGCGGGCAGCCAAGGCAGTGCAGGCCGGACTAGATATCATAGCGGCAGCAATATCTGGTAATGTAATCGTGGCCGCGCTTAAATTTGCGTTACTGGTCATAGAGGATCTGGAGCGTAAAATGGATGAAATCGCCGAGCGTCACGGACGGAAAGCGTACGAGGAGCAGTTGGAGGCCGCCAAGGAACTGTCGGCAGCCATGAGAGAGCTGGACGATGCCACCAACGGATGGATCCATACGCTTGAAGGCAGCATGCATGTGATACGCTACATGGGGAAGTTGACGCAGGAATCCTTTGACGTTTTTTCCGGCATTGCTGAAACGCTGGCGGGTGGGCTACAGTCGGCATTTGAACAAGGGATCGAGGGATTCCTGCGCGGCGATGAAGACTGGAAAGATCGCCTAACCGAGGGCGTAAGAAATGCGATCATATCGGCCATCGTGTCAGCAGTCATCCAATCGGCGGTTATACAGGGGATCCTGGCGGATGAATTAAGTTTGCTAACAGCGCTGCTGACAGCGGGCAATTACGATGCGGCGCAGGCCGTGATCGATAACATCATGGGGCAGCTGCCGGGGATCATGGACATGCTGACTGGGCCGGATGGCCTATTAACCGGCCTATATGTGCCGGGGGCAGATTCCGGTGGAGTGGCTGCACCCAGCCCGGCGCGGGTGCCGGATAGAAATTCCGGGCTGACGGAATCGGTTAATCGGATGGCCAGTCAAATGATGCCGGATAGCGGTGCAGAACGGGTGCTGGTAGTCACGATGGATGGTCGAGTGCTGGCGGAGTACGTGGCCCAGTATAGTCCCGGAGTGCTGAGCAATTATGGATTGGCGGGGAGGGGGCGCAGGTAATGCAGATCACACTGCACGATGGCGCTAACCAGTACGATTTGAGCGGTTATTATGTGCCGGGGTCGTTGCGAGTTATCAGGCAGATCAATGCCCGGCAGGTGGTGCAGATGAAGATGCGGCTGCCGCGTGCAGTTGCGGAAGGATTGCCGGAGGTCGATCCGGCAGTGTTCGTTCCCGATGGTCAAATGCGCTATGGCGGCGCGGGGATATGGATCGAAGAAGCGGTTCCGGGCGTGCATTTAGCTGAATCCCTCTCCGTCCCGGTGCCATTCACCCCGCAGCAGGGCGGGGAAATATCGTTTAGGGTGGACATCAACGATGCCTGTAAAAGGCAGGTGGCGGATGAGTATCCAAGACTAATCGAAATTGCCCGAGCAATTGACGGAGCCAGATCATTGCGGTTATATCATAGCGCGGCCTCTGCGGATTTCGTGCTAAATACAAGAGATGATGTAGGCGCGCAAAAAGATGCTCTTGTGGCCGACTCTCTCATCCCCAACGGCATCCGCGAACTGAAAATTAAACAGACCCCAACCGCCGTCATCCTGTACTGTGACGGGCAACCGATTGCTCGCAT